GCCGAGGAAGTGATCCGGCGCGACATGATCGCCGGCATCGCGGCGTTTCTCGATGCCGAATTCATCAATCCCGCCCGGGCCGCCGTCGCGGGCGTCTCGCCGGGCTCCGTGACGAACGGCGTCACGCCGATCACGACGGCGGGCACGTCGCCGGCCAACGCGCGGACCGACATTCAGGCGCTCGCGAATGCCATGACGGCGGCCGCGATCTCGAGCGCCGGCGCGGTGCTGATCCTGTCGGAAACCAACGCGCTCGCCCTGACCAATGCGTTGAATCCGCTCGGGCAACCGTTGTTCCCGGGCATGTCGCAAGGCGGCGGGATGATCATGGGCTACAAGGCCGTCGCGTCGCAGTCGGCCGGGACGACGGTCGCGCTCGTCCAACCGTCGGCGATTCTGTACGCCGATGATGGCGGCGTGACGATCGACGTCAGTCGCGAGGCCTCCGTGCAAATGGATACGGCGCTCGACAATCCGCCCGTCGCGACGTCGTTGTTGACGTCCCTCTGGCAGATGAACCTGGTCGGCTTGCGCGCCGAGCGATTCATCAACTGGAAAAAGGCGCGCGCCGGCGTCGTGCAATACACGGTCGCGACCTACACGGCGTAACAAGCCCGGGGAGGGCGATCCGAGATGCGGATCTCCATGACGGTCTTACGGGACGGGTACTGGGAGGGCGCATACGCGCGGCCCGGCGACGTGATCGCGGTCGATCCCGAATGGGTCGACGCGCTCGAGGTCGCCGGATTCGCCATGCGCGAGGCCGCGCCGACGATGGCCGGCGAAGGAAGGAAACGCCATGGCCGGTGACTCGATCGACGTGGTCGCGCGGATCTATCACACAGAGAACGGCCACGCGCACGCCGAGGGCGAGACGTACGCCGTCACCGATCCGATCCTCGCCGAAACGCTCTACGGGTGCGGGTTCGTGACGATCGCGGGCTGGACGCCGCCGCCGCCCATCGATCCCCCGGCCCTCGGCCGGCGGGAACCCCCCGGGCTCCCCCCGGGCCCGGAGCGCGGCCGGGGCCGATGACGTTTGGCGTGACGATCCTCGGCCGGCGCCTCGAGGTCACCGCCAAGACGCTCACGGCGCCGTACAGCCCCGGCGCGGTGACGGGCGGGGGCTGGTATCCCCTCGTGGTCCGCGAGCCGTACAGCGGCGCCTGGCAAATGAACGTCGAGGGCCGCCGCGATCTCGCCCTCCAGTATTCCCCCGTGTTTGCCTGTACGACGCTGATCGCCGCGGATATGGGCAAGCTGACGCTAAATCTCGTCGAGCAAGATGACGATGGCGTCTGGGCGCCGACACGCTCGCCGGCCTTTTCGCCCGTGCTCCGGCGCCCGAACCGCTACCAACCAATCGCGAAATTCGTCGAGCAATGGATCGCCTCAAAATTGATGTGGGGCAACGCCTACATCCTGAAGGAACGCGACGCGCGCGGCGTCGTGGTCGGCCTGTACGTGCTCGATCCGATGCGATGCCTGCCGCTCGTCGCGCCGGACGGCGGGATTTACTACCAGCTTCGGTACGACAATCTCTCGGGCCCGCTGATCGATCTCCGGGCCGATACCCTGATCCTGCCGGCGAGCGAGATCATTCACGATCGGATGGTCTGTCTGTTTCACCCGCTCGTCGGGATGTCGCCGATTTACGCGGCCGCGACGGCGGCCATGCAAGGGATCTCGATTCAAAACAGCAGTAGTGCGTTTTTCGCGAATGGCTCGCGGCCAAGCGGCCTCTTGACGGCGCCCGCGGGCATGACGGCGCCGCAACTCGCGCAAGCGAAAAGCGATTGGGAAAGCTTCAACGGCCCGGGCAACGCCGGCAAGGTCGCGCTGATTACCTCGGACATCAAATTTACGCCGCTGACCATGAACGCGGCCGATGCCGAGCTCATCGCCCAACTCAAGTGGACCGCCGAGAGTATCTGTAGTTGTTTCCACGTCCCGCCCTACATGATCGGCGTGAGCGAGCCCCCCCGAGGCGTCCAACTCGAGGCGATGCAGCAGATGTATTACTCGCAGTGCATCCAATCGCTGATCACCAATTTCGAGCAATGCCTCGACGACGGCCTCGGCCTCGGCACGGCGGGCGCCGCGGCGCGGTACGGGACGGAATTTGACATCGACGATCTGATCTGGATGGACACGGCGACCAAAACGAAGGCGGCCGCCGACGCGATCGGCGCGGGCGCGATGTCGCCGGATGAGGCGCGCGCGCGCTACTTCGGCCTCGGGCCCGTCGAGGGCGGCGACACGCCGTACATGCAGCAGCAAATGTTTTCCCTGCGGGCGCTCGCGGAACGCGATAACGCCAATCCCTTTGTGACGCCGACGCCCGCCCCGATGGCCGCGCCGGCGGCTGATCAGGTGCCGCAAAACCAACTTGCCGCACAGAGCCAATATTTGATGACCAAGGCGTTGGCGGCATGACGACCGACGAGCTCGCCGCTATCGTCGAAGGGATCGCGCCCGTGGTCAAAGACTTCGTGGCGCGGGCCGTCGCGGATCTCCAGGGGCAGCAGACCACCACGCATGCCCAACTCGCCGGCCTGGTCGGCGCCGTCGCGGACGTCGGCGCCTTGCGCGAGCGCCTGGTTGTGCTCGAGACGCGGGCGCCCGTGCCCGGCCCCCCCGGGCCCGCAGGCCGCGATGGCGTCGACGGGCTCGGCGTCGATGATCTCGCCGTCACGCAACAGGACGATCGCACGTTCACGATCACGGCGACGCGCGGCGAGCGCGTGAAAGAGCTCGGGACGGCCCGGTTTCCCGTCACGCTCTACCGCGGCGTCTGGCTCGAGGGCCGCGCGTACGAGCCCGGCGACGCCGTCACGTCGGCCGGATCGGAGTGGCAATGTCACCTCCCGACGACGACGAAACCGGGGGAGGGCGCGAAGGCCTGGACGCTCAAAGTGAAACGCGGGCGCGACGGCAAGGACGGCAAGGACGGCCCCCAGGGCCCCCCGGGCCGGGCCGGACGCGATTGGCAGCAAGTCTACGACGACACGAGGCGGCGGTAACGGATGGCGACCTTCGTCACGCTCGAGGACGCGAAAGCCCATCTCGGCTATAGCGGCGCCGATCACGATGCCGAGGTGCAGGCGAAAACGGATCAGGCCGAGGCGCATGTGATGAATTGGTGCAGCGTGACGGCGAGCTCGAAAGCGGCCGCCGCGGCGTGGACACCCGCGACCGTGCCGCCCGTCGTGATCGCCGCGATTCTGATTCAGACCGGCGAGCTCGATCGGTTTCGGGGCGATGACGCCGAAGGCCCCGCGCGCCCAGCGGATGAACCCTTGGCGCCGATGGTCCGCGAGCTCTTGCGGGCCTATCACGATCTGGTGATCGCATGAAACGCGCCCCCGCGGGCCGCTTGCGGCAACGGGTGACGCTCGAGACGCCCGGCGCGCCGGCGCCCGACGGCGACGGCGGCGCCGTGAGCCTCTGGCCGCCCGCCGGCGGCGTCGTACTCGGCGCCCGCGTGCCGGCCGCGGTCGATCCCGTCACGCGCGCGCAAGGCCTCGAGCGCGATCTCGCGCACACCTCCGAAGGCGTCGGCCAGTACACGGTCACGCTCCGGTATCTGCCCGGCGTTACGCTGGCGACGCGCGTCACGCTCCATGACGCCGCCGGCGATCGCCCGCTGTACGTCACGGGCATTACCGATCCCGAGCAACGGCACGTCGAGCTCGCCCTCCTGTGCACGGAGCGGCTGACCTAATGGCCGCCGTGACGTGGAACGGCCTCGACGAGCTCAGGGCGGCGCTCCGCGCCCTGCCCGAGCATTTGGCCGGCGAGGCGCAAAGCATTGTGAAAGCGGCCGCGGATGATGCGATGGCGACGATGTCGGCGGCGTACGCCGGCCACGTCGTGTCGGGCAATCTGCAACGCGGGCTGAAGATGAAAGAGCTCGCCGTCGGCCGCTACGGCGTCGGCTATCAAGTCCGCAACACGTCGCCGCATGCGTGGTGGTACGAAAACGGCACCGAGGTGCGCCACACGAGCAAGGGCGTGAGTCGCGGCAAGATGTTTAAGAGTCGGCCGCCTGGGCATGTGATGCTGCCGACGGCGATCCGGCGCCGGGCGCTGATGTACCGCGCCCTCGCGGCGATGCTCGAGCGCGAAGGCTTTCTCGTGAGCGGATCCGCCGATGCGACCTGATTCGTCGGATCTGGTCAACGGCGTGATCGCGAAGCTCGGCGCGGATGCCGCGCTCCTCAGTCTGGTGCCGAATGGCGTCTATGAGGATCTGGCACACCCGGGCTGTACCCGGTTTGTGATCGTGTCGCAAATTCTCGCGACCGATACGCCCGTGTTTGCCCAAGGGCGCGTGATCGAGGACGCGCTCCTGCTCGTCGAGGCGCGGATGCTCACGACGGCCGGCGGCGACGTGCGCGCGGCCGCGGCGCGGATCGATGCGCTCCTCGAGGATGGGATCCTCGAGGTGCCGGGCTATGAAGTCACGGCCATCCATCGCGAGGAATTCGTACGCGGGACCGAGATCGACGCCGTCGATCCGTCGATTCAATGGAAACGCCGCGGCGGGCGGTATCGCGTCACGGCGTATCGCACGGTCGCGGCCTCCGTGGTCGCGCTCGAAGTGGTCGCCCCCCTGCTCGCACAAAATCCCTGCGTGGTCGATGTGCGGATTTGGCTCGATGGGCCGGTGCGCGTGCCGCCCGATCCGACGACGGGCTCGCCGTATCGCGTGATCTTCATTCGCGCGATGTCGTCGGATCCGGCGCGCTGGCCTCATATTGATGTGCAGTACCGCCCGTTTGAGTCGCGGCCGGTCGTCACCGATCCGGACGCGCCCGGCCGCGCGAT